TTTACCGAAACAAACCATAAGCCCCTGAGGATACCAGCATGACGCTAGTATACAACTTAGTTGTCGTTCAAACGCTCACGCCTTGCTCAGCAAAACCATCCTTATTTCTATTTGTGCCTAATCGTTAGATCCGAACACAAGAATTTCACACTCCCAACTGGTTAAGGTCATGAGTGCTAAGAACTAATTGTTAAACTGTTCAAGCCATCGCAAATCAAACGCCTCATAATCACGGGTTAATAACTCCCAAACAGAATAACTTCCAAATTGCAAATCCTTGCTTTGCCGTACGTTGATAGCCTGATTGATCTTCATTACTATGTCATTATAGAAACTCTCGCCATGCTGGTATGCCTCTCTCTTCACCGTTCCAAGGTTCTGATACAGGGCTGCCACATCGTCCTCACTCTTTCGAATCCAATTGATTTCTTCCAAAATCGTATTTTCATCAATAGGTGCTCTAATCCTAGTCGGGAACTCAGGATGAGGGACGAATCTTCTCTTCAGATAGGTAATCTCCTGCAAATTCTGCAACCTTGGAACATTCACGCCTGATTTTGACGCATCAGTATATCCAATGTTGTGAATTGAGAAGTAACTTTTGATTGACCAAAAGTGAAACCATTCTCTGACTCTTTGTGAAGGAGCAATAACATGATCATCACCATAGAAAACAGACTCCACGTTATCGAAAAACTTAAGGGGCTCCCCAAGTTCTCTTACTTGCAAGGTCTTTCTCATCTGTTCGCATTCTTTTGGTGTTAAACCACCAGCATCCTGCGTCCATACGCGATATTCACCAGCTTTCAATTGCTCCTTCAAACTATAGAAAGCTGTTACAAAATAGAAGAGATTCTGAATTGAATTTATATCTGCAGTCACTACAACACCTGATGGCAATCCTTGACTAGTTAACATTAACACATTTCCTGCAAGCATATACGTATGAATCATCTCATCAATGAGAACACACCTCACTCTTTCTGCTCGCAACTCTTCTTTTGTCGGGTTCTGAGGATCTTCACGATACCAATAATTAATAATTCGACACACCCGACGAGCACTCTCACCATCGAACTTTCCATCCCACAATTCATAATCACCTGCAAAGACATCGCCACCAAAGCGGCTCAATCTGTGATATAACTTACTCCATGTTGGTCCTGTGGGATCCACACCAACACTCTGAGGAACATCTCCATGATTCTGGTTCATTGTTGCCACGAATGCACCAAAATACTGTCGACATAAAAGATTGTAATCCATCGGCAAACAATCGAAAACACGAGTTGCGCCTGCCTTTATCTTCTTCTCTTTTCTCCTCTCATCTTTCAAATTCGCATAACTATATGAAAATACTCTCTCTCCCTTCTCTGCAGCTCGCAAACGCCTCACAAAGCGCTCAAGTAATTCCTCACCGTACTGATTATTGGCAATACCATATTGTTCATCACCTAATTCCTCGAAGAGAAATCTCTTACCCTTTGATCCTGCTGGTCGCCACTTCTTGTAGGGTCTTCCTGGACTTGTAAGCATATTAATACGTTGATACCCTGCCAAAGGCACCCCGTTAATAGCTTCATGAAAACTCAATAATCGCTTTGATAGCCCTTTTGGGGCGTATTTCCGCAACATGTGAGTTATTTCTTCCTCTGCACTATCCATCGCTGTTGGAGAAAATGGTTTCATTGGTTCAGCATACTTTTTCAATCCGATCTCCATTGGAGAAAATGTGTGGTCATCAACTCTAGGATCACTGGCAGACAAAACACTTGGAAAGGTTGTTGGTGCTGAGATCATGCCATGTAGGGGGGATGGGATAATATCCGTTCCTTTAGGGAAACGTTCCACATCTTGACCATGTGCTTGCCCTACAATAACAAGATTGCCCTCAGGATACACTGAGAAATTCTCATTCCCCAATTTAAATCCTTGTGCCTCTATCATTACCATATTATCATGCTGCCAACCAATGCGCTCGATCTCACTCGTCACCATCTCTCTTGTCAGGAAAGTAGAAAAACCCTCACTAACATCTGGATCACCAGCTACATGCATACCAGCTATAAAACCATCAACTCGAGTATTCAACACACACGCTATCGCTCCACAATCACCTTTTCTCGTTGCACTTCTATACACCAAACCCTTCAAATTCAAAACCTGACCATCCAATGTTGGGTAAGCAACCTCCTCGTGCATTTGTGTGATCATGATATTCTCACTATTATTGATAATTGTTCTTGAACCATCAATTTTAACGCGAGTTAATTGTCCTGGCACACGCTCCATTTTCCCCAAATCTTGATCTCGCACTATGTGCTTAACAATATTCGGAAAACATGGAATCGAACCTCCAAGGGAAACCAAGGCCAAATCAACTAATTGCCCTGCACTACGCATACGTACAACTTCTCTTCCAATTCTCACACAATGATACGTGGAACCAAACTGATGTCGAACAACTTCAAGTGTTACCTCACCTGTCATTCCCGCAAAGAAATGCCAAGGCATAAGCAAAACTCTTCCCTGAAGCCCTAATCCACACATCCTACGACCTTCCATCTTAACAACCACACAA